ATAAACCAAAATCTAATGTTGCTTTTATAACTCCACCTTTACTAGAACTTGCATAATCTGTATTTTTTACATAATCTGTTAAGTCTACTTGTACTCCAATTTTGCCTAGCAATTCCCATGCACCATTTATATATACATATTCTGCATAATTATTGCCACTTGTATCTGGTGTTATTGGTACTAGGTATATTGTATCATCTTCACCTGTTGCTGGTAATTCATTAACAATAATCATTTTAATTGCCCCAGGATCACCTTTATCACCTTTTAAATTAACATATTGGTAATCTTGTTCTTCACTTGTTTTTACACCTAGACTTGTGCCTTGCCAATTATATTCAAAACTAGCACCATCTTCGCCATCTAATATTTCTACTTCTTCTTGTGTTCCATCTTTTTTTGTAATAGTAATTGTTGTTGTTTTATCTACCTTTTCAGCATCTATGTCTAGGTTATCTATTTTAGCTTCCATATCTTGTATGGCTTGTTCCATTTGTTCTTTATCAGTAGGAGTTATTGGTTCAGTATTTTCATAATCTTCTTTTAAACTACCTGCTAATGTGCTTATATATACTGGACTAGGATTATATCTTTTTATTTCTTCTTCATCTTCTACTAAATAAGCAACTACACCTATTTCTACTTGCCCTTTATTAGTTAATACTTCATAAGGTATATTACATTCATTATTTACTATTAATACTTTGTAGCTTGTTCCATTTAAAGTAAAATAAGCATCTTTTACATAATTTTCAGGAATGTCAATAAATTCAAATTCAATTTTAGTTATATCTATTTCTTTTTCATTTACTGGTGTTTTTTCTATTTCTATTTTATGTGGGTTTACTATTAACTTCATATTACTCACCTCTTGTTCCTAATAAATCATCTATGGTTGGATCCTGTTCTTTAATTTCTTGTATTTTTTGTTTTGCAATTTCTTCTGTTTCTCCATAGACTTTCATACGATATTCAATTTTACTTGTTATTCCTTTGCTTACTTCTCTTTCTAATCTTTGTTGTGTTTTCTCTTGATTTTCAAATCTTGAATAGTCCATAGTAATTTCTATTTCATCTTCACTTAATTCTATACCTTCTAAATAGCACACTGACTTAACCAAATCAATTATTACATCCTTAACAATAGTTTCATAAACTTGTTTAGTTCTAAATGCTTCATCATCTTCACTTAATATTTCTGTTGCAGTAGCCATTCCGCCACCATCAACTTTATAATAATCAGTTCCTAAACCTATTGCACTTGAATACCAACTTAATTCTGCATTTATTGAATCTATATGTTCTTGATATCTTAAATCAAAACTAATATCTTTTACAGGTTGGTCTTTCATACCATTCATAGCAACATAAGTTCTATCATTTCTATCAAAGAATAATTGTGTAGTTATATTTCCATCTTCATCTACTTGTGGCATTCCTTTTAATGCTGTTTTATCTACTAATATTCTTCTTTTGCCATCTATAAATTCCATATCAAAGCTATCATATTTATTATCTATTGCTTTTAATTTATCAATAGAATTAGCAAATATACTTATTCCCATTGGGTTTTCTAAATCTGCATTATTTACTATTGGTGGTTTTATTATTTGAAAGTGTGGTGTATCAGTTATTTCTTCTACTAATTCTTCTACATTAGGGAACATACTAGCAAATTCTATTTCTTTTCCTAATTGATTTATGTCTTTAGATTTATATAATTCATTATATTTTCTATAAACTTGTTGTAGTTCGCCTTTTTCATTTGTTTCTGTTTTAAATTCATGATATGTCAAATGTGTATAAAATACCGGCTTATTTCTTTCTACTTCTTGCCATTGATTAAATTCTACAAATCCAGTTATATTAAAATTATCATAAGCATAAGGTATTATCTTTGATGGATCATTTATATATTCTATTCTAGTTCTACCTAATCCATCTTTATATTCTACCATTGCTGTTGTTCCTAATGCAAAGGCTAATTCTAACATTTGTGGAAACATTATAGTAAAATTATTTTGTTTACTATCTATAATGCTCCATAATTTTTTTGTTTTTTCATCAGTAGCTAACTTTATATCACATTTATTACTCCAATTAAGTTTCATCATATCTTCTGCTGATTTTTTAGCCATTGACATTGTTTTCTTTTCACATTGTACTTCTGTTCCATCAGCTATCTTAACATTATAAAAGTGAAAGTCATCTACTACACCTTCATACCAACTTTTCCATACATCTATTAATTCATAATAGTCTACATTAATAATATCTACACCTTTTTTGTGTAATTGTTCTTTTAAATCATTGTATATTGTCATTTTTCCTCCTTTAATCTTCTAATCCTAGTTTTTGTAGGTTTTCTTTTACCCAATATTGAAAGTCATCACAACTATGTTCTGCATAATAGTAGGAATAATCATTTGTATATGTATTGTAATATGTTTCTCCTATTAGTTCTTTTTCTTCTTTATCAGGTTCAGGTTTTCCTTTTTCTACACTATCTTTCTTCCACATATAATTTTTTAATTCTTTTATATGTATCCAGTTATTAGGATTATTTAATATTACATAATTCCCTGTATCTAGAAAGTCTTGTGAATATTCTATTAATGTTTCTTTATCTTTTCCTTTGTTTACTGGGTTTAATCTTATACCAAACATAGCATAGTATTGATTTCTTAATGCACCTTCTGCACTATCTATTGTTTCAGTATCTACTACTGTTTGATATTTTCTACATATCGCATTTCTAAAATCAAAAATGTCTTGTGCTAATTCACTTGGTGCTTTTTTCTTGGCTTTTTCATGTGGTGAGTAATAATATGTGTCTAGTCTATACCATCTACCATCTGTTGCATACCCATAAGCACCACAACTTGTTGCACTTGTTTGGTGTCCACAGTCTATTGCAAAATCTACATATAATATCCTTAACTTGTTTTCTTCTATGTATTTTGGGTTTTCTATTATAAACAAATCGGGATTATATATTAATCCTTCTATTCCTATTACTTCACCTAAATATATCCACCTATATCGCTTTTCATCATATTTTTTAAGTCTTTCAGCTTCTTCTATGAACTTTTGCCCTACCCATTCCTTTGGCACTGTTAAATATGTTGTATGTGAATATAACACATCATCTCTTTGTTTCATTTTATCTGCCCATAGGTTTACCCAATGAAATCTATTTTTAGGTGGATTATATGAATACATTGTTATAAACCAGTCATCATTTCCTCTTGAAAATGTTGCTATTATTTGGTCTATTTGGTCAGGATCGTCAAATTCTGTTAATTCTTCAAACCATAGCATTTTAATAGGTGCATCTTCATCTATAAATCCCTTAACTTTTTCATAATCATCTCCACCAGCAAAGTATATGTCATTATTTGTTTGATAGATATGTATTTGAAAAGGGCTTACTGTTGCTTTATAATCTAATCCTTCATTTAATCCTAGTCTTTTTAATGCTCTTTTTATTTCTTTAAACACACTATTTCTTATTGTATTTTGGTATCTCTTTATTATTATTGCATTGCAATTTCTATATTCTAGGTTAAATTCAGCAATTTTTATGGATAACATACTTGTTTTTGTACTGGATCTACCACCATCATATATCTGGTGTGGTTTCTTACTATTAAAATCTTTCCAAAAATGTGGTGCTATAATGTCTTTAATATCAATCGTTTGGTTCATTGTTTTCATCCTTTGGTAATGAATTTAAAATTATTATTTTAGTATCAGTATTTGTTTCTATATTTTTATTTAATTCTAATACTTTTAATTCTTTATCCAAAATTATACCATAAGCAGTTGCTAAATCTTTTATATTAGTAAACATATCAATATCTTCTGCTTTTTCTTCTATTGCTTTTAATATTTTATCTAATATTCTTTTTTTTGCTTCATGTTGTGTTTGCATATATTCTATTGTTGATTGTGTGTTTTCTTCTTTTTTTTGCTTAAGATTATTTACGAAGTCTTTATCTTCTCTAACATATCTTCTAACAGTATCAACACTAACTTTATATTTCCTAGCAACTTCACTATAATTACCACACTCAATATAATCAGCAACAATTTGTTTTCTTTTTTTATCACTAGCCAATTATATCATCTCCTTTATAATTTGATAAATATATTAATAAATCTCTTTTATTTCTATATTCTTGAGTTATATTATTTATCTTAACTAAATATGATTTATTTATCCTATTATTGTTATAACTTCTTTTTTCCATATAAAATACATAATATTTTTGTGATAATTTGATTAATAACATATTTATCATTTTATCGATATTTATGTTATCACCTACTTCTTTTCCTTTTAGATACATTTATAGCTCTAGCTTGTCTTAATGCTTTCTTTCTAGCACCTTTACCATAATATGTTTTTCCTTTAGAACCATATTTATATCCACCACTTTTAGTTTTTCTTATTGGCATATATATCACCTTTTAAATTATAACATAAAAAAAGAAATAGACAAAATTATCTCTTTCTCACTAATTTATTTCCAAATGTTTCTAATTCTTGTCTTATATTAACAGGATTGCCTTTATCATCTATGTCTACTTCTACCCACCAGCAACTTTTGTCATTGTTATAACCTTGGCTTCTTTCAAATGGTGTTAAATCTTGTAAGCAACTTGTTTGAAAACAATGTGTTTTTCCTTGTTTCATATAAAAACTTTGATGTATGTGTCCTGTTTGTAATATATGTGGTAGTTCTTCACTTGGTATGCTATCTAGGTATTTTTGTAATCTATAGCTTTTAGCATAACTTTGCCCTTTTGCACCATGATATAATCTTATTCTTAACTTTCCTATCATTAAATCTTCACAATCACTGCCTAAATAATGTAAGTCATCTCTTTTGCTGCATATATCTTTTACTATATCAGCACCGCATTGTCTTACCCACCATAAGTCATGATTGCCGCTTATCATATATGTTGGTATATCGCTTTTAGGATATTTGTCTATTGCATAATCTCTTTGCCCTGTATATGATGTTTCTTTTAATTCAAATATTTGTTGTGGTCTACCACTTAATCCATCAACGATGTCCCCAGAATTAAGAATATAATCTACATTTCTATCTTCTGCTTCTTGATATAAATATCTTAATATATCAACCCTATCAAATTTACTTGCTAAATGTGTGTCACTTATCAATAATAGTTTTAAATGTTCTTTTATATTAGGTATTCTATATATGTCATTTTCTTTTATAGGTTTTATTTTTACTACTTTACCATCTATTATGTCAAATAAATAACCTTTTTGT